ATCAGACTGAGCGTGTTGAACTTCAGATACCATTTCGGATTGATGATGAGTTTCTTCGTGAACTCCTGCATGATGCTTTTCGCCATGCTTGCGATCTTCGTCTGAATGAATAAGTTCCATTCCTGACGGTTAAACTCTCCGACTCCGAGCAGGTACTGCGGGACGCCGAGAATCGCTGCGACTGTCTTCCGGTCCAGCTCCACAGTGTCGTTGATCGCAAGGTCCGCAAGTGTTAATGGCCGGACCTGTTCGATCTGGAACTGTTCACCTGGAATGAGCCAAGGCTCTCCGGCGTCAGCGCTCTTGACGTAATCGTCGAGAATCTTTTTCCTGCCTTCCGGCGTCCTGAAGTCTTCGATCATCGAGTCGACCTTGACGATGATGCTGGGCTTCCATTTGCTCTCCATGAACGCATTCTCCGTCGTCCTGGCCTGCTTGAGCGTCTTCGCAATGTCGCGCAGCTGGACGTCGATTCCGGCTCCCTTCCACGGGAACGTTTTGTCAGGGTTGTAGACGCAATGAATGAGGTTTCCTGGATCTCGTTTGACCCCGTCCACATATACGTCGTAATACCTGCGAGAGTCTCCGCGCGGGAGAAGCTGTACCCGGTCCGCCGCTACTGGTTCGAGGCTTTGGATGTAGCCCTCCCACGTATGCGGAAGAACGATCGCGTTTCCTTTTCCGTACAGCAGCAGGTTCATGACGATGAATGTCATCCAGTTGCTGCGTGTCATGTTCGGCATCGGGTCGATGTCGATCGTCCTGCTGAGCTCGTTCTGGATCCTGACGTCCCCTTTGTCCGTGTTCATCATCAGGTGGATCGTCATGCTGCCGATCAGCTCTGCGATCCGTTGGACGCCTGCGACGATCTCCGGGCACTTGTCCAGCGACGTGTAGTCGCTCGCGCACAACCTGTCAAAGTCATTCGATAGGATGTACCCGACGACGCTTTTCGGCTGTACCTTGGGGACCGGTATGTCCGCGAAGCCGTCGCGTCTCTGTCTTCTTTTCTTTTTGCTCATAACTTTTTAACCAAACCAGCCTCCTATTCTCGCCTGTTTGTCTCCGTCCTCCAGGCATCGGATGCACGCAAAAACTGACGCATCGAAAAGGTCCATCCTGCTTTTTGCGTTGATCTTCTCGTATGCGACCGCGTCGTCCGTCTTTTCTATCGCTTTAACGTTCGAGACGCAGTATTCGTAAGCGCTCGAGTGTAAATAGTAAAGTTTCCCGTCCTTTGCGGATTTTTCGATCCTCCGGAAACCTCGGGATTTCAAATAAAAGAACTGCGGCTGGTCCACTGTGTTGAACCCTGCCGCGCGCATCTGCGGGATGAACTCATCGCCGGCAAACTTTCGATCGTGTCCGATCTGGACGATCTTGAATCCCTTTTTTCGCATCTCGATGAACCAGTTCACGATGTCGCTGACGTTCACCGTCGGGTTGTTGCATAGTGTGAGCCACCCTTCGTCCATCCATCCATATATCGGGATGTTGTCTTCGTCCTGCTTTGCGGCTGCCTGTGTTACCGGGAAGAAACCGTGCGTGATGATGATGTCGACGTCTCCGAGCTGTCCGAACAACGCGCCTGCTGTGAGGTCGTATGTCCTAGACAGGTCGGCGCCTCCGTACCAGCTCACCGGCAGCTTCGCCAGTTCCTCCAGCGTCCAGCTGTATTGGTGATCGGAACGTCTGAACTCCTCGATGTCAAACCATGCCTTCATCGCGGCCGTGTATACGTTGAGCGATCGGCTGAGGAAGTCTTTCCTCTGCTGCGGGTCGTTCTGGGCCTGATATGCGTCGTGCATCATGTCCTCCGGCCGGATCGTTACACCGTAGTTCGGATTTGCTTTTTGATGCTGGATCGGATTCAGGAAGTCCACGTTTCCTTTTTCGTCCTGGTCCGCTCGCGCTACAAACGAAAACAGAGAATCATCCTCGACGATTCCCTGTGCTACTTTGACCGCGTATTCCATCCGGCCGTAACCGAACGAGTTCATGTCGTCGCCTGCGGTCGTGATGCCGACGATCATTTTATTCGTGTAGGCCTTTCCGGCCTCTTTGAATCGGTTGTACTGTGCAGGATTCTTATATGCAGCCACCTCATCCGCGATCGTGAAGTTACTGTTGAATGAATCCTGCCGGTCCGGGTTTGATGGCATCGCCTGGATCTCCAACGTCCCGTCCGGCGTCCCGTCTGCCTTCCGGAATTGATACTTGATGGAGTGCTCGAATGAGTTGTCCTTGATCTCGAACGTTTTATCCAGTTTTTTGTATTCCAGTGAAAACTTCAAAAAGTTGAACGCCTGGAGCGTCTGCTTCAGGGCGTTTGCGACCATGTAAATGACAGAACCGCTCCGGCGCTGGATAATTCCGACTGCCCATGCAATCCCGGCGACGAGTGTCGTGTTGTGTGTGGCTGTGAATCCTTCGGAGCACAAATACAGGTGATCCGGAGAGTCCACCGCGATGCACTTCGATGGTTCCGTCTCGATTTCTTCAATCTTGACGATGCTCTTCGCATTTGCTCTGTTTGCAAGTCTTTCTTTGAGGCGAGCGCGCTTTCTGGAAAGTCTGAAGCATGGATGCTGTGCATCCGTATAGAAGGTGATTCTGTAAACCGTGCCGGCATCATTGCCATTGCAGATTGCCTGCTTCTCCTTCATGGATGCCTTGATGCCGAGACTCCGGATCAGTTCCAGCACGTCCCTGGAGAGCTGTTCCGATTTCTGTGTGAACTCGCACTGCCCGGCTTTCGAGACCGTTCCGTCCGTGTCCATCAGTCCCTGAAGCAAGGCCCAGCGCTGCTCTATGGATGAGCGAAGATAAACGTCCGGGATGTGCTTGTTCGCATATACTCCGGCGGCTCGCAGTCCATCAAGCAGTTCGTTGTGTTTGCCGTGTTCTTTTTTGTCGAGACTGATCGTCGGCGCTTTTCCTTCGTGGCGATGTACTGCACAGCGATGCCCTTCTCCTTCAAGGATTGAGATCATTTCCTGCAGGTCGTCTTCTCCGCAGGTCATCTTCGCCGCTACTGATGTGCCGTCTCCGAGCCATACTCCGAATGTGTATGGATCCACCGGAAGATTCTGCTCCGAATAAGCGACCGGACCGGCAGCCGGCACTCTGTACTTGTACTCGATGCCTTTCCCGTCTTTCCGGATCTTCGCATAGTCTCCGGCCAGTTCGCTCGTTGTTCTGTCTACGAAGCCGCCGTTGTCTCGTGCCTCGTGATTGATGAGCCAGCGCTTCGGATCCTTGAGTGGTCTCCGTGCTGTTCTGGCTGTGGTTTTTGTCTTGACTGTCCAGATGTGGTCCGCGCTTGCTTTTACTGAGGAACCGTCCTCGAATGTGACGCGGTACATCTGTTTATGAAATATCTCCGATTCGATGAGCACCTTCACCGGTTGCCCGTCTCGGCCATATACGTATGAACCCGGATGAACGTCTTCCATCTTTTTCCAGCCGTCCGGTGTCGGGATCTGAGTATCGAGACTCAGAGCTTTCCCGTTTTTCCTGGCGAGCATGATGAATGCCTCTTTAAACCTCCGGACGTTTGTTCCGGTGTAGTACCAGCCGAGAAGATTGACGACGATGAATACCTGGAACGGCTCGAGGATGAGAGGTCTCCCCATCAGCGGCTGCCCGTCCAGCGTTTCGCCTTGCTTATGCACCAGCGTCTTCTCCATGATGCCGATCGCGAGATTCGGATCGTGCATCCGGAGTTCTATGTCTTCACGCTGGAGGTCTTTTAGAAACCTCCGGCATGCGTTGATGACGTCTTCGCCGGCGATAATTTCTCCGTTGACGACGCCGTTTGCGTAATCAATCGCGGTTCCTCTGTAGTCCTTAGCCATCAGCGAGTCCTTCGAGGATCTTCTCGAGGTTGCCGCCTGCCTGCTTATCCTTTACAACTTCCGCGTTCAATTTCTTCAATCCTGCGGGCGTGAGCCCAAGGTCCCGCCAGTAAGCGAGCGCCTGAGCATTCAGGTCCATCTCCATCACGAGCATTGGATTTTTCACGATGTTTTGTTCTTTTGCTTTGTTTGTATGAATTACCGTTGGGCGCGCTCCCGTTTGGATGTACTGTTCGCGCACCTTGTCGCGGTCCTCCATAATCTGAGCGAGCGTTTCAATTACATATTTGAATTGAGGCTGGAGCGTCCCGGCCTTTTTGCACGCCGATCGGATCCTGCGTGCCCATTCATCTTTCGTCATCGGGTTCGTCTCCTCTCTTTTGCGTCTTATTCGCTGTATGGTTTCACGTCATCAAATGTCCGGTCAAAGCTGATGACTCCATCGAAGATTTCCTTGTACCAGGCAGCGAGATCGCTGTCTATCGTAATAACCGACTGCTCTGTTCGTGGGTTCGTGTTTACGTTTGCGGAACTCTCGATTACTGCATCGAACCTTTCCCCGAGCAGGACCATGATCTTCGAATGGTTCCTGAAAATGCAGAGGCGTCCTCCGTGTTTCTTCTCGAGCTCGATCGCCGCCTCGTATTCTGCGCCGTATGTCCCACGGAAAATCTCGCCGCAGTACAGGTCGATTCTGTCGACGTATCCTCGCGAGATCCATTCGTCCATCTCTTTGAGATCTTCCATCGCCATGCACCAGGTAGAGATCAGCGCGTATTTAATATGTTGCTGTTTTACGATCACCCTGAAATAAGTCAGGCTGTCTACGTCTCCCCAGCTGAAGCAGTGGTAGGTTTCACCGACGTTGAAATGCCACGGCAGTTCTTTTTCCAGGTTTGCCTCCGAAAGGATCCGACGCATCCTGTGTCTGCTGATCGTTTTCTTCACGCGCACGGTTGTCGTTAATTCCTGAACCTCAAGAGGTGTTTGGTCGTTACCCCCCCCCGCACCATTTTTCCTGGTTTGCGCTTCCGGCTCTGCTTTTTGTGGATCTCCGAAAATCGACGAAATGTCCGGGATGGCATCGGTGTTTATTTCGAAGAGGCTTGTCTGTGTATTCTTCTTTTCCATCTTTTTTTCCTTCATAACGGTCACACGCTCCGCTCACGGGTTAAGGGTGAAGTAAGGGGATAACGTTCAAGTGACGGGGTAACGTTGAAGAGAAGACACGGATTTATCTTCCAAGCCTCCCGGCCTGCTGGAGGAACTTCAGCGCTTGCGCGCGTTCCTGTTTCAGCTTCCGGAGTCGTTTCGCGGTGTCTCTGTAATGAGGACCCTTCGTTTTGCATCTGCTCAGTTCGGCCTGCACGCGCTGGATCTCAGCTTTGTTTTCGTCAAGCTTCACCATTGATTCGCTCCGCCTTTTCTCCGGTGAACTTTTCCCATCGGTCGATGATGACGTCCGCATAATGTGGATCGTATTCCATCATCCGGCACTTTCTTCCAAGCTGTTCGCACGCGATCAGTGTCGTGCCGGAACCTCCGAACAAATCGAGAACCGTTTCACCTTTTCGGCTGCTGTTCGCGATCTGATAGCCGATCAGCGCGACCGGTTTCATCGTCGGGTGAAGCTTTGAGGCTGAAGGTTTTTTCTCGTGGATCGCTGTGGTTGCCACACCGCCTTCATAAATTGCCCTCAGCAGTTCGATTGCGTCTGCTTTGGATAAATGCTCCAGGTCCGGTGTATCGTCCACGACGGTCGATTCTGTGCGGCTGTTGGTGAAGTAGTGCGCGGCACCCTCTTTCCATCCGTACATGCACGGCTCGTGTCTCCACTGGTAGTCCTGGCGGCCGAGCGCAAATGTCGACTTCACCCAGATCAGCTGTTGCCTGATCTCGAGCCCCGCCTGTTCTGCTGCTGCATAGAACTCCGGGTCCTTACTGCTGGCGAACCAGATATAAAAAGCGGCTCCTGGCCGCAGGCTCATCGCCATGTTTTCGAACGCAGATCTCAAAAACTTTATAAACTCGGCGTCGTCTTCCCAGCTGTCGTTCGCGATCACCAGTCCGTCCGTTCTGCGGTGCAGTTGTTTCGCTTCCGACGGTCTCAGCGCATGTCCGCTCTCCGTGCCCAGCGCTACGTTGTACGGAGGATCTGTCACGCATAAATCTGCTGTACCCCCCCCGAGAAGCTTCCGGACGTCATCCTCTTTTGTGCTGTCTCCGCACATGAGGATGTGGTCTCCGAGTCGATATACGTCGCCGGGCTTGACCCTTGATGGCATCTGTTCCGGCTCCGTGTAATCATCTTCGGCGACTTCTCCGTCTTCCGGTTCCATGCTGGAAATGTCGAAGCCGAACTGCTGCATGTCGATGTTCTCGATCCGGCCGAGCTCCTTT